AGTTGGTTTCATATAATATTTTTCACGAAGTTGTGATGCTTTAGTAGCAGAACTACGATTACCACGCTCCTCTGATGATTTATAAAATTTCTCAGGTTTATGCTTGACAGGTTTTGCTTGTAAACCGCGTTGTGCACTTTTAAGACCATTTATAATTCTTCCTTCATAAGTAATATTAGGATTTGTAACTGATCTTAATTGGTCTGTTGATTTAGGTAATATATAATCTCGTGTATTTGATTGTGTAAGCCCACCAATAGGTTCAGCAGTATAACCTGCTGCTAAACCAGGACCAACACGAATGTCTTGAAATGCTTTTTCATTTGTTCTTTTTTGACTTGGAATATAACGGTCTCTACCAACAGTATCTGTAAATGATGGACTACCATAAACATAACTATTATTTGGTGTCACATCAAAAAAACTTTTGACTTCTTGTTTTTTAGGTCTATATGTTTCATCGGCACCTGTATGTCTACCTAAAGTATTTGAATAAGAATTTGCAGATAAATTTTGTTGATTTTTATTTTTTATAAAAGGAACCATATTATCGTGAAATCCTTCTTTATTAATATTTTCACCACTTAATGAGGATACAAAAGAAGAACCATTATTAAATTCACGACTAATATTATCTTGAGGAAAACCAGTATTATTATTATTTAATATTTTTTGATTAAATCCAGTTTGTGGTATAATATTAGTAGATGTTGCGTTTCTAGCATTATTATAATTAGAATGTGCTAAATTTGTTTCTGTTCTATAAACATTATCTAATATAGATGCCATTTTTATATTTTTATATTCTGATATATATTAATATAATAATTATCTAAAATAAATTTACTAATTTAAAACTATTTTATAATATAAATATTAATAATATTAATTATTATTAATTATTATTAATTATTATTAATTATTAATTATTATTATTAATTATTAATTATTATTATTAATTATTATTAATTATTATAATTATTATATTTATATTTATTATAGTTATATTTATTATAGTTTCTATTTAGTATAGTTTCTATTTATTATAAACTATAGTATCATTATATAATCATTTAAAATGAGTTTATCAATTGTTACTTTTTATGAAACTCGTAAAAATTTATTTGATATTTGTGGAAATATAACAAATAAAGATAAATATCAATTTATTAATATTTTGTCAGATTATTTGAAAGATGTTGTATTATCCATTGATAATGAAATACAAAAATCTACTCGTAATTCAATGATTAATTGGAAAGAGAAAAAAAATCCTAAATTATTATCAAAAATCATTAATAATGATGATAATATTAATCTCATTAATAAAAGTATGAATAAAATAACTCATTCTAATTATTTAAAAATTGTAAAAGAGATTACAACATCTATTATGGAAGATACATTTAGACAACTACAAGAATATAGTCATTATATTTTTGATATTGTTATAAAAAAATGTTTAATTGATGAACATTTAATAAGCGAGTATCTATATTTTGTAAATAGTTTTGAAAATGAGATTGGAAATTATATTTATGAGTATCTAGATAATTATATTAATTTAACATTTGGATTATTTGATAAAAAACTTGGATTGAAAGATTATACTTATAATTTCTACATTAAAGATATTTTAAATTATTATAATATTGGTAAATTATTTGGATATATTCATTTATTACAAGAAAATGAAACAATAATCAATAAATCTTTTTTTACAAAAACTTTATTTTATAATAAAATTAAGTCATGTTTAACAATTATTAATGATTATTTAGATTGGGAACCAAGTAATATGGATGAACTTAATAGTAGAATATATTTAATATTTGGAATTATTGATATTTTAAATGATAAATTATTTAATATCTTTAATGAAAATGATATATCTTTATTAATTGATATATTAAAACAAATTTATAATAATAATACTATATCTAATAAAATAAAATTTAAAGTGCTTGATATTCAAGATATGATTTCAAAATTTGAAAAAAATAATAAAAAGGAACCTGTTAAAAAGCAAGTTGAAAAGCAAGTTGAAAAGCAAGTTGAAAAGCAAGTTGAAAAGCAAGTTGAAAAGCAAGTTGAAAAGCAAGTTGAAAAGCAAGTTGAAAAGCAAGTTGAAAAGCAATTTGAAAAGCAAGTTAACAATATTAACAAAAATAAACCTATTAATTATGCTAACACTTTAATAAATAAAACTATAAATACAAAACCATCTATTAATAATGAAACTATAAATAATGAAACTATAAATAATGAAACTATAAATAATGAAACTATAAATAATGAACCTATAATTAGTAAAAATAAATCTATTGACACACCAAACATAGATAAATCACTTAATGAACCTATAAGTAATAAATTAGATAACAAATATACTATAAAAAAAAATACAAATAATAATGACAAACAACTATATAAAAAAAAAAATAATAAAAATAATAACTCAAATAAATATAAAAATAATAAAAATATAGAACAAACCACAAAATATAAACAAGAAGAAAGTAATATTGATGATGATGGATTTATTAAAATAGAAAGGAAAAATAAAACTAAATAAAAATAAATAAATTATATAAATTATATAAATTATATAAATTATATAAATTATATAATTTAAAAAATTATTCATTTATAGTAAGTAATATTTAAAAAATTAATAACTATTAGTATTTAATTTATTTTATAAACAATATGAGTGAAGAAGACATTCATAAATATCGCCAAATTTCTCTAAAATTCATAGAATTAAATAAATCTAATCTAATTAATATCTATCTCAAACATCTTAATGGAACTGAAGAAAATGAAGGCGAAGGTGTATTATTTATTAATTTAAATGAATATGAAAAAAATCAAAAAATAGATGTTTCTTTTGTTGTATTAAATATACTATCTGATGAATTAATTAAAAAAATTGATGAATGTAAAGAAAAGAATGATGAACATATTATTTATTTTATATTAATAACTCCATATGAAGAAAAAATTATAGAAATTGATAGTAGAACACTTAAAGAATAAATAATTTATAATATTTAATTTTCTAAATATATTGTTTTAGACCTATACCATTTATCACTAATATTTTTATTTCTTTTTACTAACCATATTTTATTTATATTACACGTTAATGGTAAATTTAATTTCAATAAATCTATTTCAGAAATACTTACATTATTGTAATTATTATATCCTAATGTTAAATGAAATCCACTTTTAGGTAATTTTCTTATATTATTTTTTATTTTATTAGCAAGAGTTTCAATTTTTTTAATATTATTTGGTTTTAAATATATAATTGACTCTTTTTTTATTATTTCGTCAAATGTTATTGTAAATGATTTATTATTTTCTAATTTTTTTATTAATTCGTTTTCATTATATAAATTATTTAGATAACATAATGTAATATGTGCTGGTAATGCAATATGTATATCATATTTTTTTCGTAAATCTTTTATATATTTAGGTACTTCGCAATACAATAATAATCCAGATTCCATACTATAAATTATTTAATTATTTATTATTAATAATTATTAATATTTTTTTAATATAAATATAATTTTTTTATATAATATAATTTTTTTATATAATATAATTTTTTTATATAATATAATTTTTTTATATAATATAATTTTTTTATTTTTTAATAGCAATGAAAACTATAAATTTAAATAATACTAATATATTATCTCACTATTTTACCAAGTCCAACTTTAAAAATTTTAAAGCGTGGTATAAATCAATTGATTTATTTACTAATATTCATAATGATTTAGATAATTTAACTACTATTATTGAAAATTCAAAATGGATCGAAGATGAATTAAGAATGATAACATTTGAAAAAATTAGACTAATATTAATAAATTATATAATAGAAAAATTTAAAAAAAAACCTGAAGAAATTTATAATGATTGGATTAAATCAATACAACCTTATTGTTTTCAAGGTGGAAAAGGATATAAAATTAACTATAGCGGGACTATACCTCATCATTGGTGTATAAAACCTGACTACTATAAAATTGTTTCTACTATTCCTGACAAAGTAGTATTAAGTGCCTTTGTTTGTGATAACTATATTACTATTTCATCTAAATGTGAAGATGCATATTGGAGTAATTAAATAAATTTATTATTATTATTATTATTATTATTATTATTATTATTAATTTTATATTTTTGATACAGTTTAAAACATTATAGTTTTCATTTTTAATATTTTTTATATAAATAAAAATAATTAATATTGTGCAATAATATCTTCTCTTTGCCAGTTAACACTTGGAGGCATTGTTGGAGCGTGGCATACAGGCACAATAGTTTCACATATAGGAACATTATTAGGTATAGGAAGTGCTAATTTTTGTTCAATAGGTCTTGGAACACAAGGACGATGATTATCTTTGCTAAGTATTTTAGTATTTATTTGAAAATCAAAAGGTTCAGTAACTCTATCTTGAGGGTCAGCAGGTAACCATTCCCATCTATTCCAACCTGTTCCGCGTAAAGTTGAAGGAGGATTAGAAAGACGAGTATCTTCAGTTGGTGTAAAACAATCTCCAAAATTAATTACTTGAGTATTATCTATACAAAGTTTATCAGTCTTAGAGCAACCATTTCTTACTTTACCAGATTGAGCACCACAATAAAAACTTGATGATTGATTAGGAATGTATTTACGGTCAGGACAGTCAGAAAGATTACGACTTAATCCAATAAGTTCGCTATCTATATCAATTAATGATGTATTTTTACTAATACTTACACCTTGATTTTGGGCAATTATACGAGGGTCTTTGGGTAAGCATGGCTCACATACATTATTTGGTCTTGTAAGTTGGTATATACCACTTCCTGAACTTTCAGCAAGTTGGTATTTATAACTACACATATCATATTTATTTCTATTAAAACTCATTTTTTATTAATATATTTATAATTTACTTATATATTATTTATATATTATTTATATATTTATTATTATATTAATATATTATTTTTTACTATTTAAATATATTTAATTTTTATTATTTTTATTTAAAAATAATGTTATAGTTTATTAATATTTAAAAATTGTTTTTATTTTATAATATTTTATAAACTATAAATAATAAGTTAACTATAATTTTAACTAATACAATTTTAAATAATACACTTTAAAATTATAGTTATTTGATGTGTAAAGATAATTTTAATGATAATCCTAAAACTCGTCAAGAATTAAAAAAAAAAGGTAAATATAATACGAAAGATAAAACTTATAATTCTAGATACATAAGAAAAAAACTTGAAATAATTGAAAATACTGAGAAAAATCATAATTAATTATATTTAATTAAATATTTATAATTAATATTATTTTACAATGACTATTATTGATTTTGATGAACATTATTATATTATTAAAGAACTTGAATTTAATGATACGTTAGATTACGCAATACCAATGAATTCTCATATATTTCCAATAATTACAGAAGAAGATTTTAAACATAGTTTTAAAAATAATGTAAATATATATACTATAGTTAATACTAAAAATATAAAAAAAAAGTATTGTTCTACTATAGTATTATCAATTACAAAAA